AAGTAGTTGTGTTTTTAACGTTTGGGTAACTTGGTAAAATGCTCTCGATCCTTGTTGACTCATTTAAAATTTTTTTTTATTTGTTGTTCCTCTAATTCTGATTTGTCTTTCATAAATGATAGCATTAAAAAACAATTATGAAATTCTAATTTAGAGATATTTTCAATTCTTGTAATGTCTCCTTGAGATAAGGCAAAAAACGACTGATACCATCCATATTTTTTTGCAAAATTTTGTGCTCCTCCAAGAGGGTTTTCTGTGGATTGCTCAAAGAGTTCAGGGTAATTTCCGATAATTCTATTCCTAAATTCAGAAAAAAAAATAAAGAACTTACTACGGCATCCATTGGCATATCCAAAAGAATATCTTTGTTTTTTGGGTTATAATCCTCAATAATATATTTGTTTTTTAGTTTTTTAATTATTGGTCGATAAAGAACATTCATTGCAACCTCAATATTATTGTAATCGCCTGTGAATGAATCTACATCTACATATTCTCCAAGAGTCATTTCATCAAGATTAGGAATAAATCCATATATAATTCCATTCAATTTAAAAGTTGTTACTAATTTAGGTTGAGATAATAACAATTTATTTATATCGCCAGTTATTTCTTCAACATCTTTATACCTCATTAATGTTGCAAATTTATGGCTGACCCCGCAAAAAATCTCTATCATCTTGCCCTGAATAAAATTAGGATCCTCATTATTTTTCCCTATCTCAATAAACTTTTTATATTGCCTTAAAGTTATTTCGTTTAAATGAGTAGGTATATTAAGTTTTAATTCCATATTTATATAACGTATTAATTAGTAAAATTTATTATAAAAAAAAAGTGCCTATTTCTAAGCACTAATTTAAACAAACAAAAGGATATATTATAATTACATTAAACTTTCAACATCAAATCCAATTTCATTTAATATTGCGGCTTCTAAATTTTTATTTAAATAAGGACAATTATAATTTAGTCTCTCGGTTAAATCAATATTTAAATCCTCTACGCTTCCATCATCATTAATAAAGCCAGATAAAACAACTTTTTTAATTTCTGTTTCACAAGGATCAGGAGGGTTTAAATAATCTCCTGCGTTGCCTTTTCTCCAATTATAATCTACTTCTAATAAAAAATAATCAAATTCAACTTCAATCTTGTTTGTTATATTATTCATATTTTAAGAGTTAAAATTATAGTTATTAATAAAGCTAATGAATAAAATAAGATTAACCACTTCCAATTATTAGGGTCTTGATTTAAGAATTTTTTTATCATTATATAAAATCTTTAAACTGTTTTAATTCGCATTCAAATCTTTTTCTCTCTAAAATCTCTAACTGATTTTTTAAAACAGGTATTAAATATATAGTATTATCGGTTTTACATTGCTTTATATGATATTTAAGAGCTTTAATGTCTTTTTTAATATATTCTATATGTTCCATTTTTATAGTTGTTTAAAATGTTATTAAATCAATTATTTGTTCTCCTGTTTTTTTTCCGTTTAATAATATATTATAATTTGGATCCATTCCAGAAATAGTAATATCATCAATTAAATCGTTTATATTTTTAAAAGATTTTTTATAATAACAACAATCAATAGTATAATTTTTCATTTTTAGTTTGTTTTTAAAAGGGAGGTTTTACCCTCCCATTGTTATTATTTTATTTTGCAAACTTTTTTTATAAGTTCTTTTACCATTATTTTATGATCAGGGCAAACTTGAGGATCATTAAAACATTTTGTTTCATTTTCTAAAGCAAAAAATAAAGACTCAGCTTCGATTTTGTTTTTTAATTCTAAATATATCATTTTGTTTGTTTTCCATATTAACTTAATTGTTAATAATACTTAAAGATATATAAAATATATCGATTTGCCAAATTAAATAACATTATTTTCATTCCATTCAATTTCATCTCTTAATTCATCAGCAGTTAAAAGAGCTTGATTTCTTTGTTCTCTATATTTGCTATTTGCTAATTTACAATTTGCGATATGAGTTTGAAGGTTATTAGTATAAAACAATATATCAATTATACATTCTTGCATTGTTACTAGATTTTCATTATCTGAATCAGCTACTTCTTTATTAATTAATTCTGATAAAAGAATTGCATTATTATAATATGCTAAATCTTTAGTGTTTTGAATTTTCGTTATCATCTATCTCAGTTTTTAAGTTTAATATTTCTAAAGTTGAATATATAAAATTATTTTTATCTTCTTTAGTTTTAAATTTTTGAGGAACTCTTATCCAAAAATTTCCATTTTTTGCAGGAAATAATAATGCCTTTAATAATATTCCAAATCTTTTCATCGGTCTCATAATTTTTTTATTGAGTCTTTAATGCCTTTTAAGTACATCTGCTGCATTTTTTTATTTGATTCAACTACTTGTTCCACTATAAAAGGTAAGTCTTTTAAAAGCTGCTCTACACACATTACAACGCATCTTTCATCTTTTCCTATCCCATTATGATATATATATAATTCGCCATCTTGACAATGCAAAGAATTAGTTTCGTGAATATAATGGTGTTTTTTAGCTAAGTTTACTAAATTTTTAGCTGTTTTTAATTCTTTTTTTAATCTATCTATTTCTTCTAATAAAGTCTCTTTAGATGTTCCCATATTTAAAATTTGTTTTTTAAATTAATATAATCTACTTGCTCAACACATCTTAAAGTTTCTTTTAACCACTCTTTTTGATATACCGGCAAATCGGCATAACTAATTAATGATTTTAAATTGCCAATAGCTTTGCCAATTAATCTTGCATTTTGATAAATTTCAGGTTTGTTTTCCATATCTATATTGTTTTATTATATAACAAATATATATATAATATATCAAACAATCTAATTATATGAATCTTATTTTTTGAAATGTTTATTGAATTGCATATTTACCAAAATTAGGTCTGGATAAAATTGAATACGTAGCGTATCTAATAGCATCAATACAATGATCAAATTTTTGAATCGGTTTATTTATGGTTTTACCGCTTCTATCTTCCTGCCATTTATAATTTCTAAACTCTTGTATTGCGTTTGCTGAGTCTGAGGTTATGTGTATTTTATATCTTTTAAGTAGATCAATGCCGGCATTAACTGAATCCCTTCCTTTTAAACTTGGAAATATATTCCAACCCATTCTACGCAATTCGGCAATTAATCGAGGTTCAGCAGAATCAAAATAAATTGGATTTCTTTGAATGTTAGTCTCTTGAAATGTTTTATGTAAATCGAGTGTCGTCATCATAGTTCTATATAAATGTTCTTTAATATATAAATTATAATCTTTTATATAAACACTAACTAAAGTTGATGGATCATTTGTAAATCCTGCATCTGCGCCATAAGAAATAAACTTAGCATCCTCTGGTATTTTATTAACCTCAACGTATTTAAATATAGTATTGATGCTTGTTGCTCTTTCTCCTAATCCATAGATTTGCCAATATTGATCGTCTGTTTCTTTTAATCTTTCGATCTCTAATTTAATTACATCTTCTAAAAAAGGATTATCTAAATAAGTAGTTTTGAAAAAATCGCAATCTTCTCTAGTTAAAACTTCATCATAAATCCAATGATATTCGTCAGAAGGATTGAAGTCTAATATTATTCGTTCTTGTGTTCTAAAAATTAATTGTCTCCAATCGTCTATAAATAATTCATTGCCCTCATTAATAAAAAGTAAATCTCTTTTACGTCCTCTAATCTTTTGTGATTGATCCAATGAAGTAAATTCAATTAGATTACCAAATAGATTATATTCACTATTGGATTTATTATGATTATCTTCTAGATATAAATGATGTTGATTTAATATTTGTAAAAAATCTCTTAATACTGTTGCTCGTAAACTTGGAAAAGTTTTACGACAGATTGTAATAATCTTGTTATAATTATTTGTGCAATAATGGAATATTATAAATAATAGAATATTATATGTTTTGCCAGATCGTGTTCCACCCTGCTCAACAATAATTTTTTTATTACTATTAACTAAATGCTTATATACAATATTAGTCTGTATCTTCGGTTTTGTCAATTATTTCAATTTGAAAGTTTGTTGGCATCCCGTCTGCGCCTGTAATTTCTTGCCTTTCAATATAACCTCTTTTTTTTCCTTTTGTTTTTAAATAAAATATAGTTGCAGCCGTAGATTGTTTTGCTATTTGTTTATGTAATTGGCTTTCTGCAAAATCTAAAGCAACGTTCTGTAAATCATCAACTTTGTTTTTAAAATCTTCATCTGTATTATACCATTCATAATAAGTTGTTCTTCCTACTCCGGCCTTCTGACAAGCTCCTGTAACTATTCCTAAGCCTTTCTCAAGCGCTTCTAATAATGCTTTTTTATGGTGTTCGGTTTTGTTCATCTAATTGAGTTCAAAAATTCATTTCTCACTGTAGGATCCTCTTTGAATTTGCCTAATAATTTATTTGTTGTTGTTAAGGTATTATGTTTTTTTACGCCTCTCATTTCCATACACAAATGTTTTGCAGTTAAAGAGACCGCAACGCCTTGAGGCTGTAATTCATTCCAAAGAAATTCAGCAACTTGAGTTGTAATTCTTTCTTGATTTTGTAATCGTCTTGAATAAGTTTCTAGCGTTCTTGCAAGTTTAGATAATCCTACGATCTTTTTGTTTGGTATATATGCAATATGACCTTCTCCAAAAAAAGGTGCTATATGATGTTCACATAATGAGTGAAACGGAATATTCTTTTGTATAATCATTTCATCGTATCCCTCGCCCTCAAAAGATGTGCACTTCCATTTTGGAGGATTTAAAAACTCTTTAAAGAATTTTATATATCTTTTTGGTGTATCTTTTAAACCCTCTCTGTCTACATTCTCTCCAAAAAATTGTAACAATCTTATTACATTCTCTTCCACTGTTTCTTCTGTATCTTTGTCTCTCATCTCCCAAGGAAAAACTAGCCATTGATTTTGTAACTCAATTCTTTTATCAATCAATGTAACAAAAGGTTTGTTATAATGTTTATATTTTAACTCAGTTGCTCCGCTATCAATTAAATCGTCAATTATAATATCTGCATCTTCAATTTTATCAACGGCTCTTCCTGTCATTCCGGAAACTATTTGGCCTCCTCTTGGAACTCCCCAAAACTTTTTGGATTTTGGAGTATTGTCTAATATTTTTTTTAGTCTATCGTAAACAACCTCCCAAGTAACATAACTTTTTTCCATTATACTCCAGTTTTTTTATTCCAAATGTCTATATGTAATCTTGTAGTAAAATTAACAAAATTGTTTATCGCTAACTCTACAACATTTAATTTGTTGTTATTTAATAAATTCTGATTCTCTCCTGCCGGCATTAAATATATTTTCTTTTTATCTATTATATTAAAATATAATTCTTTAACCTCATTCCATTCCTTTTGATCGTTTATAACAAATTTAAATATAGAATCGTATTTATTAATTTTTTTTATAATCTCAGGTTTAAATGTCATTGCCCTATCATTGCCTGAATTTAATAATTTAGGGCTACAATTCCATAAATCTATATTAAGAAACATATATTCGTTTGGCATAATTGTTCCATTTGTTTCGACCTCAAAATAAGCATATGGATTAATTTCTTTGTATATATATTTCATAAACTCTTCTAAACCTTTTTGCTGCATTGTTGGCTCCCCACCTGTTAAAATAATGTGTGCTCCTTGTTTTATTGCCTCTATACATTTTTTATCTAATATTTCGTTTATTTCTTTTAAATCTGCTTTCATCCAAACCTCAACTGTGTCGCATCTAAATTCTGCTCCGTTGTGTAGCTCTCCGTCAAATTGAGTTCCCATTCCTCCGCACATTAAATTACAGCCTCCTAGCCTAACAAATACGCTTGGAATTCCAACAGTCTTTCCCTCGCCCTGAATAGAATAAAACACCTCGCTAATAGCTAATTTATTCTTCATATATAATTGTGCTTGATTTAGTTTCTGCTAATTCAATTCTTGTAATTGGTAAGTCTGTATATTTTTTAATCTCTTTAAAAAAAAACATAGACATATTTTCTGCTGATGTTTCAAAAGGCACAGTTTTATAAAGTTCTCCGGCTTTGTTTAAATGTTTTAATATAGGATCGTTTTCACAAAATAAAAACCAGTGATCAAATTGTTTTATTATTGGCTCAGCTAGTTTGTCAATATCGCTAAATAACATTGTCAAACCATTATCAATTTTATTAAAGTTAAAATAGCATAACACATTATAAGTATGCCCGTGTAATCTTCCGCATTTTGCTCCGGCTTTTTTATTTCTATGTCCCATATAAAAATGATATTTTTTTTTAATTTGAATCATATCCAATTTAATTTTTTAGCTTTGTAATATCCTTTAACCCTTAACTCCGTTGCAGGATTGTCCTCATTTCCATATCCCCATTCGTTTTTTTTCATATCTCCATTATAATCTGTAAGAGTATCATTAATAATTACATCCAAGCAATCAAATTCTTTTGCCATTTTCCAAGTATCTGCTTTATCTAAATACATTAAAGGAGTATGTATTCTATAATCTCCTGCCCCTAAGCCTAAGGATAAAGTAGTTTGTAATGAATCCATAGTTGTTTTTCTACAATCTGGGTAACCGCTAAAATCAGTTTGACATACGCCAGTTATTAAATCGCTGATGCCTATACTAGCACCATAGCTTGCGGCAATAGTTAAAAACAATATATTACGTCCAGATGTAAAAGATGCCGGCAGAGATTTGTTTATATAAGATTCTTTTGAATGATCCGAATGCTCTGTTAAAGAGGAGGATGCTAATAAGCCTTTTATATCAAAAATTTTATATTTTATATTTAATTTTTTAGATATTTTTTGAGCCTGTTTTAATTCCTGAATATGGCTTTGCCCATAATCAAAACCAATAGCCTCAACATAATCAAATTTTTTAATTGCCCAATATAAACAGGTTGTAGAATCTTGACCTCCAGATAATAATATAATAGCTTTTTTCATTTATAAATTGTTTTCTGCGTATTTGCTAAATTTTAACCATTCCGTAAAATTATGTAATGCTGCTTTTCTGCCTAATAATCTTTTTCCTTTTGGTTCTATTTTTGCTAAGGTATTATTTTTAAACAAATATAAAAAACCTCCACGATTGCCATACACCCAAGCAGTGGAGTCAACAGAATAAAATTTATATTTTTTTAATCCTTTAAAATTAGTAAAACCTAATCCGTGGACTTTACAGTTGTTTTCTCTCGCTCTTCTTAATAAAAGTGTAAAAATATCGTATTCGCTTTGTTTTATTTCTTTAGTTACTATTCCCCCAATAGAAACGTAATCATATTCTTTAACCATTTTATCCCAATAATCTAATCCTCTACTCTTATGCCAAACTGGAATACATTTTTTATTAGTGTAACTTTCTAATTTAAATCTTAATCTTTCAACTTCTTTAATTCCTACTACACTATCAATATCTAATTCAATAAATAAATCAATTTTATGTTTATTAATAAAAGCTGCATAATTTTCAATATATATATCCCAGTTAGGCGATTCTTTTAATCCGTTTAAATAAGTAAAAGCTCCTGAATCAAGCATAAAATTTTTAAAAAAAGGTCTTAAATTTAGGATCCATTCGTCTTGTCCTTTTAAATAAAAATAACTCTCTAATATTAAAGGTTTATGAGTTTGTATTAATTCGTTGTAATCGCCTGCCCATTTGTAACCCGAATTGCCTCCTGCTAAATATACGTTCATAGATTCTTTCCAATAGTTTTTAATGTTTCCTGCTGTAGTAGCTCCTGATAAATATAATTTCATTAGTGTTTTCCATAAAGGAGACAAAGGTCCTCTTATGCAGATGTAAATTTGCATATATATTCCTATAATTTAATATTATAAAGTAATAGAGTTTTTACTAATTCCTCTTTACCCATATTTTGTCCAACCTCAATTTTAGATTTTAACTTTTTATCTTTAAATTTATGCCTATCAAAAGCG